CAGGTGTCCAGTCGGTGGCTTTTGTGCCTTTTTCGAGTTTTACTTTTGCATCTCTATTAAAACCCGGCCAAATGTAATATACGTTATCGGGTATTGTAATATAATGTACCCTCACATCTCCTTCCGTATTACTACCGCTATAAATTGGCCTTCTGACAAAATTTTTATTCTCGTCAAATTGCGCTAATCTTACAACATTATCAGATAGATTGCTATATGAGATAGACAACACATATTGTTCGTTAGGTTTTACTTTTATATATTCTTTTGGCGTTCTCGCTAAAGATGTACTAAAAAATGTTCCATCACCCAATGGATACCCACGTAAAGCATCAGTTAGTATAATTAAATTCCTTCCACCAATTAAGTCCGCAATATCTGCCAATTGCGAATTAACTTGATTAAATTTTTCGTTTACTTCATTCTGTGACGCTTTTTCTGATAGTTGTGTGTCAATGCCATCAAGTCTATCTTCTAACGAATCATAGCCTTTTCTTGCCGCTATTACTTCTTCGTTTGTACTTTCTTTTAATGCACCTACGTAACTATTGCGTAAATCCGTTAAATCTTCTATTAAGCTTGTTAATATTGGGTATCTATCATCATTTTTTATAGACATTCTATCACCTCTTATTCGGTCTGTTCTACCTTCTTCTTTCTAGCTCTTGGCTTTTTAGAAGCAAGCTGTTTAGCAGGAACTTCATGTTGTTCTTGCAAATCAGAGATGATTTCCACTGGTTTGTTTAAAAGCTCGCATAGCTTCTTTATTCCTTCGTTTATTTCAATTAACATCTTGGTTTGTTCTACTTGTATTCTTTCTGCCTGTGTTCGTGGGATAATCTTTTCACCATTTATTTCTAACATAATATTACCTCCTAAAATAAAAGGGAGAACAACTACGTTCTCCCATATTCACTTATTTTATTTTGCTAGCCTTATACAACTACTCCCGGACTACCTATGATACCTCTAAAGTCAGAACAACCGAATGAGTATCTCATGTAACCTCTGTACTTAGCTACTAGAGTATCAAAATCCTCTTCTCTCTTGAATTCTGGTTTAACTCTCCAGAAGAAATTTAACTGATGGCGTTTGCTATCCATAATGAACCATGCGTCTGGGTCAGTTAAGAATGGATTTACAACAATCTTCATTTCATCTTTTAGTGCGTTTATATCGTTAACGTTAGAACCTGTCTTATATGGAGACTTCATTAATTCCTCTGCTAAGAACTGTAATGCTGGTGGTACTACTAAAGTATCAAAATGCATTTGAATTAATTTACCAGCTTCATCTTTCTGATTCTGTGAAAGAATTATAGCTTGCTTTAAAGTAGTATCTGATAACGCACCAGTGACTAAATTTGAAGCTGTTCCACCACCGAGTAATGGGTGGTCTGCCGCAATAAGTGCCTTTCCATCATATATTGGTTTAGTTGAGTCAAAAGCGTTATTAAATAACGAAATAGCGTCAGTTTCTACCTTATATCTACCAGCTCTTGCTAAGTCTTTTGGCATTTTTTCGATAACGTTGTACATTTCGTCGTCAGCAAACTTTCTTTCTACCATAAAACCACTGGCGAATTCTTTATGAACGTATGTTCTTTCAAGACCAGCGTCAATTGTCTGATATTGTATAGTAGGCATAGGATTGCTTCCACTTACAGCAGTAGTTGAACTACCGAATTCAGTCCATGGAGACATAGCACCTAAACCGTAGTCAGTTTCTTTTGCTTTCTTTGATGTGTTTACATGATACAATTTGCTGTACTGTTCTGGTACTTCGTTGTAAGTTTCATAGAATAATTTTCTTAGTTTTGGCTCTAATAATGCACCAAAATTAAGTTCTTGATGTACATTTTCACCAGCGATTGCAAGTTCTTTGTACATTTCGTATAAGTTTAATGTTGACATTAGTTATCACCTCATTGTTTCCATTTAGCATACTCTTCCTCAGACATACCGAGTTTAGCAGCATATAGTTTTTCTATTTCTGTAAGATTTGTTGTTTTAACAGCAGGATTGTCATTTGATTTGATTAGAGTTTTTGTAACTCCATAATTCTTTTGTATTTCTTCTGTTATCTTCTTTTTGCTTTCAGCGATTTGTTTTTCTAATATCTTATCTGCATTATCTGCTTTCCACAATTTATACGCCTTATCTATGCTACATTTTTCTTGCTGTGCTATTTCTAATAGTTCCATTTCTGTAACTCCGTATTTATCTGTAGATAATACGTGTTCAAGTTCTTTTTCCAACATATTAAGTCTTAGTTGAACACTTAATTCTTCGACCTTTTGATAAAGAGGGTTTACTTTACTTGCAAGTTCTTGTTTATCTTCTGGAGCGATTTCTGCAAGCTTAGCGGCTATTTCTGGATTTGCTTTTAAGTATTCGTAAAGTTCTACAGCGTCATTCAATTCTTGTCTTTTAGACGCTAATTCTTGTGTTTTTCTAGTATAATCACTCTGTCGCATGTACCCCCTTTTAAATTCTCTGATTTGTTCAAGCGTTAACTTTTCGCCATCAATATCAAATTCTAAAGGGGCTTCTTGATTTGTAGTTTCTTCTTGTGTTTCTTCTTGTTCGTCTACATCATTTGTTTGTGTATCTACACTTGCTTCGCCTTCTTGTGGGTTCACATCAGTAGATGGATTGTCCACTTCTTCCGCAACAGCAATTTCAAGATACATTAATAAATCTTTTAACATATTTATACTTCCTCCTTCGCAGAGTTCTCAATTTGAGATTGTTCTGCTATTAGTTGTAGTATTTCTAAAACTCGAGGGTCTTTCAAAGCTAACTCTCTAACTGCTTCTGGGTCTTCTTGAAGCATTTGTACTACTTGTACAAATAAGTCGCTTTGTAAAATATCCCCCTCTAATTCAGATTGTACACCATTTTCCGCATTTTGTAAAGTACTTATGTTCGCTTGTGATTGTAGTTTCTCTAACTCTCTAGCCATATCAGCTTCTTTTTGTGCTTCTTGTTCCATAACTTGCTGTTTTCTAAGTTGCTCTTGTATTAGAACTTCTTGTTGTTGCTTCATGTCTTGTTCTTGCATTTGTTGCTGTCTTATGTTAGTAATTCTCTGTATTATTTCATCAACGTTGCCTAAATCGCTGTTTTCTAGCAGTGTTCTTCTATCTACCATTGGTAGACCATCTTCTGCCATTGTTTGTGCAAGTTGAATAAGCTGTTGAAATCTAGCTGTTTTGTTAGTTGGCATTGTAGAACCACCAACTACCTCTATATCAAAATCACCATCTAAATCTGTTCTATCAATTTCTTTAAAACCAATATTCTTTTGACCTATATTAACCCACTGAACATCTTGCATTAAATTGCTGTTTGGAACATATTCTTCTCCAGTTATTCTTATGCTTCTTTGTACGCTCCAGAACTGCTGCATACGCCTTACCCACTTTGAACCAAGCTTAGAAAGCATATCTTCCATAGTCTGTACTTTAAGTCTAATACGACCTTGTGCTGTTTCGTTAAGAGCTTCTATTGCCGCCGCAGCAGTAACGCCTACTGGTTTTTCACCTCTTGTTACATCAAACACACCAGAAACCCTCTCTATATCAGTTTTTAACTCTACAATTATATTCTGTATATATGCTGGTAGAGTTGGAGGTGTATCTCTCCTTACTTCTGTACCGGGATTTTTACGTACAACTAAACCCTTACGATTTGTTAAAGAATTTTTCTCTACTCCGCAGTTTTTATCAAGAATCCATATTGGATTGCCAGTTAATTCTGCACTTTCTATAATACTATTCATAAGAGAACACATAGCTTCTTGTGGAGATATAAGCTGTTCTACTTCTCCCATTGCCCAGAATTGTCCGGGAATAGGGTTGCATTTCCACATAACATAAGGGAATCCATCATCATAAGGATTTTCTATATCTTCAAGTAACACATCACCAGCAATAGTAACTTTTCTACCGTTTTTATACTTCAATTTTGTTACTTGATATGTCTTTTTATCTCCATTCTCATCTTCTTCCTCTTCAATAGTAACTTCTGTAGAGTAGTCTTTCATATAGCACTCAATATAAAGAACGTTATTTTTAGAGTTTTCAGTTCCAGTCTTACCGTAAACTAAATATTCATCTTGTATTGGAGTAATATTAGCTCTTAACTGTTCTGCTTTTTCTGGATATGCTTTTATGATTTCACCAACATTTTTATATGCCGCATATCCACAATACTCTGCGTCTTCTATACAAGTAGCCATTGGGTCTACAAAAAAGTTAAACACTGGTATTGGTATACATTTTACTTCACCTATACCTTTGCTTTCTGATTGGTTCCAAGTAAGTCCAAATATAGCGTTACCAGTTATAATTCCATGTTTTATATGTTCTAAAAGCTTTATAAACATTCCTTCTCTTTTCCACTCATGGTCTAATGCGTACTGAACATTAACAGACTTTTGATAACTATTGATACCTCTTGGAATTGCTAACATCTTTGGATTGTTAGAAAACATTATTGGTACTATTGTTTCTACTGTAGAATACACGTAATTAGATATTTCTTGCACTTTATAATTCGGTAAATTCTTTTTAAAATATTCAGACTCATAAGCTTTAATACACATATCCCATTTTTTATAACGTGAAGCCATAGAGTCGTAAGAAGTTCTAAACATTTGTTGTATTTTAGACACTAAAGCTTTATCTTTTTCATCTTGTTCTTTACTTTTATCTTTATTAAATTTAAAACGTGCCATTATATTTTACCTCCTAAATTGTTATCTTGATTTGTTTCTTATTTCCATCAAGATGTGCTATTCAGCTATTTCTAATCTATTTTCTTCATCATCTTCGTGTATATATCTGTGTGGACTATCAAAATTTTCTCTTGGTTTGTTAGTCACTTTATCTGTTAATTCTGGTACATAATTTTCTCCCTTGCCTTCAAGAAGAACTTGCAACAATATAGCACAAGCCATTACTGTATCGTCATGACAACCTTCTTGTGCGTTTGTAGAACCGTTATCTTCGATAATGTATGTTAAACACTCGTTTATAAGAGTTATCCATGGCATGCCTATATACTTTTCTCTTATAAACTCTGCTAACTTATTTATCATAAGTGGTTTAGTTCTAGAAGTCGTATACCAGCCAACTTTTTGTGTTAAAGTATCGCTTATTTTATCATATGTTTTTGTAAAAAATAAATTCCAATATTCTAATCTTTGAACAGCTTTTATAGTAGTAAGACCATGATTATTAGCTTCTATTCCTAAATACGCTTGATTGTAAAACACACTTAACTTAACCAATTCTTCTCCAAATAAATCTGGGTCTATATGACCATACCAACAAGCACAAATATCAAAGTTATCATCTCCAACCAAACCAACAGAATAGTCGCCATCTATAAGTCCTTCTGCAACGTCAGCACCTATGCCATAGAACTTATCTTTCTCTGGGAATTTCCAAATCTCAATATAGCCTTTAGGGTCTTCTACAAACTTAACAGCCATACGGTCTGGGTTTTTGTTTGTCCACTCCAAGTAACCTCTTGTGCCAGCTTTAGCTTTCTTTCTATACTGCTTTAACACACCAACAGAAAATCTAGGTCTACCAGAAGCTATAAACGCTTCATCTGGTGTAGATGGATATTCTTGATGAAATATTTCTACATCACCATTACATAAGTTCTTTATGGCATATCTACGCCAATTAAGCTGTTCATATGTTAACTCTATGCCTTTCTCTCTTGCGATTTGTATAAGTTCATATTCTTCTGTGTGTACTTCGTTACCATCTTTGTCTTTATAAGTATAGTTGACTTCTTTGATAAATTCTTGTTTCTCTTCTTCGCTGGCAAACGGTTTAGTGTATGTAGGTTCCTCAAACCAAGCGAAAAACAGCGGTATATACTCGTTATCACCTCTTTCAGCAGCCTTCCAGAAATCATAAAACCAACCTCCTACGCCGTTAGCTGTACTTTCTATAAATACTGATGTGTTAGGCTCGTAAGGTACACACTGCAATATACCTGTCATTAGTTTTTTAGCGTCTTGCCAAAATGCTACCTCTGAACAGTGCATATTATGAAATGTATTAGAACGACCAGCGTCTACATTTCTAGCAGAACGTACTTTTATTGTTGACTGTAGTCCGGGGTTACGTCTTTTCTCTTCTGGGTCGTTAGTAGGATTTTCAAATAACATCTCTTGTGAGTTAGAGTATTTAATCATAGGAGCAAGTTCTGCTGGTAAGTTTTCATAGAATGTTTTATACATTGTGTAAAGATTTTGAGAAGCTTGGTCTTCGTGAGCTATGATTAGTCCGTTTTTAAGTCTACTAGTTACTTCATCATTAAAAATTAACGCTTCTACGAATGTACTAAAACCAAGCTGTCTTGCTTTAAGAATTATTATTCTTACTGGTCTGCCCTCTGCTCTACATTTTTCAACTGTTTCAAGCAGTTTAAGTTGTGCAGGCTTTGGAACAAGATTAGTAAGAGTAGCATTTTTAGTTCTTATCTTTAAGAAATTCGGAATATAATTTCTCGGTTGCATAAGCAACTTGAACTGTTTTTCGTTAATTGTTTTACTACTCATTTTTTTTCACCTCCCTTTTTGCTTCACTACCTTGACAAATCATGAATATTAATAATTAGTTTTCACCGTTATCTTCTCCCTCAATGTTTATTTGGCTTTCCACACCATCTTCGCCATCAATGGCATACGGAACATCTTGAATTTGAAATTGTACATTCTCTACAATCTCTTTAAGTCTTTCTTCGTAAGTATGATTAATATTAACAGTTTTCTTTTCTTCTGCTTTATGTCCAGTTCTATCAAGTATATCTTTTGCTACATTATAACGAACCATATCATTATCACTATCTAATAGTTCGCTTTGTGTTTCTACCGCTTTAAGACGTAAACTTTTAAGTGCGGCATTTATAGTTTCATTTTCATCTATTTGATATGCTTTAATCATTTCTTTTATTTCTTCATCTCTTAGAAGTTTTGTTACAGTTGTTGGCGATATACACAATATACGTGCTATCTCACGATTTGTATAACAGCCGCTAACATACAAGTGAACAAAACGCTGTTTGAGAATAGTTCTTTTAGTTATTTGTATTCTCTGTCTTTCAGACAGTTTGTCCTCTCTAAGTGAAGCACGAATCATGGAATTAAATTCTTTCTGCTTTGCTTTACGAGCTTCATCTACACGCATAATTTCACTTACAATTCGTGTTTCTTCTCTGTTATACTCTTTTGGCGCTCTTTCTTCTCTAGGCATTACTATCACCTTCTTCTGGTACAAATGCTTCTTCGTCGCCAGCTAATGCATACTTGATTTGCGTAAAC